GCTTGCGTGCGGTCCATATGTTCGAACCGCGATGCAAGCTGAAGGAGAATGTTATCCACGGGGAGAGCTTTACCGTGGACATCAGAAAGCGCAATGCCGAGCGCGGAAAAGTATGGAATAAGCGAAGTCGTTCCCGTCACGCGCAATTCAGTTTGCGCGCGCGAGAGCATATCCATCGTCCCTTGAAGACCCTTCGCAGAGCCGCCCATTTGCTCTACAGCGTTCCCCCAAGCGGAGATGGTCTCGACGTTCAAACCAAGATTGCGGGAGAGCCTGTCGAGTGCTGCGCCCGACGCAATGCTATCCAAAACGAAGTGTTTTAGCGCAGCCGTACCGCCCAATACAGCAAGAAAGGCCGCAGCGGCTTTCGTGAGTGTATCGACGCCGCCCGCGGTTCGTTTAGAAGACTCTCCAATCTTCTTGACGCTCTTCTCAGTTCCTTCCGATTGCTTTTCGAGATCTTGAAGACGCTTAATCGCACTCTTGCTTTTCGCATCCATCTGCGATGCGTCGAGTCCGAGTGTGACTATTAAGCTATCTATGATGGTAGCCATTTTATTTGTTCGCTTCGTCTACTAAAATGATCTCAAGCAAGTCGTGCGCATCTTGTACCCCATAAACCGTGCTCAATTCGTGGAGCGTTGCCAATCGTCTGCTAACGATGATGGCGATTATTTTCGGGACATTCTTGTAACTCGCTCCGGCTTGCCCGCCATCGCGCCTTTTACCTTTGATATCAAGGGCTCGACGGCTTCGGAAAAATCCACGTGCAGCTTGAGTACCTGCCATTTCAGCTTAACGCGAGTTTGGATCTCTTCGATATCTTCCGGATCGTCCAACAACGGCCGGCGAACATGCGTCTTGCTTGCGTCCGGAACGTATTGAACCTGTGCCATTAATTCAGCAAGCAAGCCTTTTAGGATGATTGGAGAGATTTGCGCGAGCTTCTTTAAACCAATCTCTGCGAGTCCTGCCATGCCTAACTCCAGGGCACCATCCGGAAGATCAACATTGGCTTGCATGAGCGCAAGAATTGCTCTCATGGCCCAATCTTCACCCTGCATTGCTGACATTTCGGTAAGGAGAAACATCTTCCCCTTATCACGGCCATCTTCTGCGCTCCATAGCGATGTTTTACGCCCGCTCATACTGTGCCAACTCATCTTTCCGACGAGCTAGAATCCCGTCATTGCTAACAAGCTGTCTGTTCTTGTGTTCATAGTGCCATGCAAGAATTTGCACGGGTACGGCGGCCGCTCCATGATGAAGCATTGTTGCAAGGGCGGTCACTCCTAGGTTGTAGGCGAAAGATGCGAGAGCGTCGAACTGATTTTGATTCGCCCACGGTGCGAGCTGATTTACATGCGGCTCGTAATCGGTCGCGAGATCGGCCTTTAAAAGACTGTCGGCTTCGACGATATCGATAGAGACGGGAATGCGCTCGCCCGGTCGTTGATCATGGCCATAACCCCACATCAGATGCCCATTATCGTTCTTTGGCTTTGGCGCAAAACCTTCGCGGCGTTTGATTGCTGCAATCCCGTCTTCGCTTATTATACGAGGCATTTTGTCTCCTGAGACTTGAAAAGCCTAGTATCTCGCTAGAGAACTAGGCCAGTCAAACCAGAACGATGCTACTTGCCCTAAGCGATTGTCGATTGGATATCCTGCCAAATAATCGTGTAATCCATCGCCTGTAAAACTTTGCCAGCATCGGCGATTGCCTTGTGATTCTGAAGCACGCCCCGAACGCATGAGAAAGCTTCCTGCGTTGAAGGCAGAGAGATGTTGCCCGTGATGTAATAAACATCGCGTGCGGCTTTCATTGCATCTGCAATCGCCTTGAATATCGCCTTGCTTGGCGAATCCGCCTGGAGTGCGAATGTTTGCCGAACGGGATTCGGAACGAAGCCGGCCGTCATGCGACCATCGACGCCCATCTGCACTTCAGCGAGTTCTTGATTGTCACTCTGCCATGCGCGCTCTGTTGAATAGCCCTGAAGCTGTACAGGAGCCGGGAAGAGACCCGCAACCGAGATCGTAACGACGCTATTTGCGCTTGTAATCGTGGTATCTGCCATTTATGTACCCTTCCCCTTAAAGGACGTCGATGCTTGCAACCTGGAACTTTTGGACCGCGCCGCCGTCTGCATACCAGAAATTGATAATCGGAGTTTGGCGAGCCGCGCGCGCCGTCGCGCCTGGATCGAGAATTTGCAAGAAGTATCCTTGATTCTGAATTTGTGTTGCGGCATCCACTCCTGCCTGTGCATTAACTTCGGCAATCTCTGCCGACGAGAGAACAACGCCGGTACGAATCGATCCAAAGTTGAGACCGGCGTTAATCGGACCTTGAAGAGCCGAACGGACCAAACTGTAACCGGCAGGATTGTATGGCACAGCTCCGACTTGGGTAACGAGCGACAAAAGAGCTGATTGAAATTGACTATTCAAATAGACTTGATCCGCAAAGGTATCGAGCCATTCAAATTCACCGGGCATCTGTCCGTTATAGAAGAAGATGAATCCTTGATTTGCGGTCGCATAACTTCCATAAAAGCTGTAACCGTTCGCAAGAAGATTTGCAGCCAATTGCTGATTGGCGCATGTCGGAACAAGCAAACCGGAAGTACGGAAAGCGCTCGTAACGCGCCCATTTTGCTGCGCAAAATTAATCGAAGCTACCCATCCAAGAATGAACGCCGCGGTATTCATAAGCGTTGTTGCGGTTGCAATCGATGGATCTCCACCAATCCAGGCAACACCGTTGTATTCCGCTACGAGAGCAAGCGCGCCAACGGAAGTATTGCCCGAAGGGGAAGCACTCGCTTCGGCCGAACTGTCCCATCCGATGTATGCGTAACGATTGGTTTGCGCAGCCGCCCAAACTTCAAAGAGTGTTTTTGTCGGACTACCGGGCTCAAAAAGCGTCGTAAAGAACGCCCAATTTTGAGTGAGTGCAATAACGTTTGCCATTGCGCTCGACGGAGTATCGGCATTCGCACCTTGCGAAAGAGTTGTTGCAGTGGCAGCCGTCAGAAGCAAACTCTCTGCAAGCGTACCGGTTGCGTCCGTTGCATACGAAAGAGTCGAAGCCGAACCGGTCGCGGTCTCAGTCACAACAAATGCGGAAAGAGTCGCGCTCCAAGTAACCGTGAAACCTGGAGTTATAAATGCTGCGGTAATGATCGTCGCGGCATTTGTGAAAGAGGACGCGCTTGAGAGATTGATACTCGAAGAAGTCTCAACTACTCCGCTGGAAGTTATCGAAAGCTCACCGGATGAAAGCGCGTTCAATTGTGCCAACGTCATACCAGCAAGCGAGCCACCTTGCAAGAAAGCGCTCCGAGCGGCGCTATTGTAGGTAGCAAAAAGGATCGTGTTTGGATACAACGTTGCGTTATTGAATCCCGCAAAATAAATCGCAGCAATTGCGGCTTCGGTTGACCCGTTACCATAAAACCCAGCAACGGCCGCAACGCTCGAAAACGAGAGAACGGTATTCGTCGGCTGAAGCGGATTCTCCGTCAAAAAGAGACCATTCAAAACGAGCGCATTTCCGCCCGGATTCAATACGCCTGGATTAACTTGAACGATAGTAGACGCCGGGATGGTCATTATGGTATGTCCTCAAAAATATCTATTGCGAGCGCTGTAGCACTTTGCTGAGGTACTGTCATACTCGGATTATACTGTAAAGAGGCAGTCAAAAGCCAATGCGATTCATATTGCTCCTCTCCCGTGATTAAAGGAGCTTGAAGCGAGTCGGAAGCATAGAGCGGTTTGATGTTATCTGGAAATTGATCGCACGCGTAAGACGTACGAAATACATTCTCAAGAGCTGCGGAGATATCGCCGGCCGTTGGTCCATAAATATCGATTTGAATATCGATTCGCTTCGGTCCGGTAATTGTTAATGGCGTACTCGGATCGGCATTCGGCCAAACTTGAAGCGGAGTTTCTAACGGTTGCTGTAAAACTTCCGTGAGCACGATACAAGGGCTTGGCGGCATCGGAACGCGGTTCCCTTGCCCGCGGATAATGTTCGCAGCGTTGCTATTGGCCTGTGCCAAATAGAAAGGCAAGATAAACGCTTTGAGAGCGTCAATCACTGCATCAATCGCGATATTTACGACATAATCGGCCATGTTATGACGGTCCTTGCAACACAATAACAACGCGAGTCCAATTCGGCCATGTTTCGCTAACCTTGGTCGTGAGCCATGTTCCAACACTCGACGCCGGAACTCCAGGCTGCGCTGCGATGGTCACAGTGTCCCCGCCTTGCTGATTTGGGCGGATGACGCCAGCAAGCGGTCCGGTAATGCAAAGCGTGCGAAGAGTGCCCTGGATATTGAGCCGTTGAACATGCTTTAGTTCGGAGCCGTCGAGTGCCTGTAGCTGCCCATACAGGCTTACAGGCGCGGCATAGGTTGGAATTTGCTTTGCTCCTGAGCCCGTTGTAAATCCAGTCGAGCGCGCGATTGTAATCTGCAAATTCGGATTAACCGTATTGCTCGCTTCATTCGAGATTGAGCGGAGATCCATTTACTTGCGAGCCTCATACTCGTTGGTCTGATTATTGAGAACCATTACGTCACCTTCAGATACTTGGTATCCCGTGGAATTTACCATATGTGAAGTATCGATAAGTGGCTTATCGAAGCCCTTTGCTTTGATCGTGCTTGGAGCCAATGGTGGATCGGAAAAATCATTAATGCTCTTTTTTAGATCTCCATCGATTTGCTCGCCCATAAGCGCAAGCACGCGCGGACCATCGTAATTGGTACTCTTCGCAAGCTTCGCCATCTGCGCCGGCCATGCGGGAGACTTTTCCGCAATCATCGTGCGAAAGAATGGCCGCGCGGGGGTTACATTAAGAACGTGCACCCCTTTTTCGGGAGTATCTCCTGCCCCGCTTGATTCGGTTGAATGAATACTTCCGAACTCATTCCAGAATGCCACGGAAGCAACGGGAGTACCGTCCGGATATGTCGCACCTTCCAAGAAGCCAACTTTGAGAATACCCCCGCCCATCTTATCGATGATCTCTTTAAGTTTGCGCGCGACGTTACCGGCAACCGATACAGAGTGATTAGCCACGCCAAATGCCTTGCGCGAGCAATGGATTTGGAGTAAGCCCATTCAAATTCGTTGGACGCGGCCGATAATTGAAGCCGCGAAGATTAGCAGTTGCTTGCCAGAATGCCGCGCCATACTGCGATTGCGCGTACCATGCGCCCGTTCCAGGAGTGGCTGCCACATCGGCAAAGGATGCGCTTACAGAGCCTTCAGACGCATCGGATATCCTTCCCACCGGGCGAGCTTGCCCGTCCGCCTGGAGAGCCCCGCCAATGTAGGCAATGTGCGCCGTGACCATGTTTAACAACACGGTTCGCTGTCCAACATCCGATACAGGGTTGCATCCGGTTGCCGAGTTCGTAAGATACAAGCCGGCTTCGCTAAACATGGACAAAAGCGCGCCCGGTCGCGCGGTATTGAAGTTGGTAAACTCCGGATACCGCGCGAGAAATACTCCGAGATTGAAAA